TTTCGCATCGTCGATTGCCGACGGGGCTGATGTCATCTGGCTGCTCGAACGGTGCAAACTGCAGCTGCTGACGACTGGCGTCGACCCGAACGAGGTATGACCGCGCGCCCCTACCATCGTCCCGCCTGGGCCACGCGCCCGGCTGTGGTCATCGCATCGGGCCCGAGCCTGAGCGACGAGCAGCTGCAGCGAATCGAGCAGGCCCACCTCGAGGAGCGCGTGCACGTCATCGCCGTGAACAACACGATCCAGCGCGCACCGTGGGCCGACGTGTGCTACTTCGGCGACTACACCGCGCTCAAGCACTACCTGCCCAAGCTCAATGCGCTGACGCTGGCTGAGTGGGTGACGACCGACCGTGCAGCAGCTGAGCGCTGGCGCCTCACTCACCTTCGTGCAGCCACGCCGAATGGCCTCGGCCTCGATAGAATCCGCCTCAACGGGAACAGCGGTATGCAGGCCGTGAACGTCGCTGTGGCCTTCGGCGCGACGCGGGTCCTGCTCATCGGGTTCGACATGCGCGACGCCAAGGACGGCCGTGCGCACTGGTTCGGACAGCACCCTGGCCCACTCGTCACGAAGCAGCTCTATTCCGCGTGGATCGACAAGGCCGACACCGTGGCGAGCGACGCCAAGAAGCTGGGCGTCGAGATCGTGAACTGCACGCCAGACTCGGCCATGACGTGCTTTCGCATGTCGAGCATCGAGAAGGAAATCGCTTGAACTACGCCGTCCTCCAGATCCGCCCAGCCCCGAGCTATCGCCGCGAGGCCTTCGAGAAGGGCCTGCGCGCGATGGGATACACCGACATCCGCGAATACCGCGCCGGCCGCAACTGGCCCAGCGGACCCGACGACCTGCTGATCGTGTGGAACCTGATGCGCGGGCCGGACGAGACCTACGCGCAGCAGTGGGAGAAGCGCGGCGGCACCGTCATCGTGTGCGAGAACGGCTACCTGCAGAAGGTCGACAAGACGCACTACGCCATGAGCACGCACGGGCACAACGGCAGCGGCTGGTATCCGCTGGGCGACGATGCACAGCAGCGGTTCGATCGCCTGGGGTTCGAGATCAAGCCGATGCGCCAGGTATCGCCGGATGACCTCAGCGCCCGCATCCTCGTGCGCGACCAGCGAGGCATCGGCTCGATGCAGATGCACTCGCCGAAAGGCTGGGGCCCGGCGATGGTGGCCAGGCTGCGCGCCAACGGATTCAAGCACGTCACGCTGATGAATCACCCGGGAGACAAGGGCAAGCTCGAGGCCGACCTGGCGCAGCTGCGCAACGCCGACCGCGTCGTGATCTGGTCCAGCGCGATCGGCGTGCGCGCGCTGGTCGAAGGGCTGCCGGTGCAGCACCTGGCGCCGCGCTGGATCTGCGCCGGCTGGCCGATCGTTGGCCGCGAGCGTGCGCTGGCGAACATGGCGTGCGGCCAGTACCACTTTGAAGAGATTGCGACGGGCGAACCGTTCGCCAGGATGAAGGCCGAGGGCTGGGGCATTCACGGGGCCGGCGCAGTGAAGGCGCCGACGAAGGAGTTTGTGTGAACCAGAGAGCAATGGCCGACTTGGCAGCGAGGAGGTCCGCATGCCGTTGATCCTGCGGCCTGTGCCGCACAAGGAAAAGAGCAAGGTGATATGCAAGGCCTTAGCCCATGGAGCGCCAGCCAGCGCGCAGGGTGATGTCTTCTTCGGGACCGAGGGCCAGATGGTCGCGTGGCAGACGGCGCAGAAGCGTGCAGCAGTCGGCGGCGCGCCGTTCTTTTACGTGGACAACGCCTACACCGACCCGCAGCGAGGGCAGTATTTCCGTGTGACCAAGAACGCGCTTCAGGTCGACCCGATGTGGCGCGACGGCAGTCGCATCGACGGGAAGCTGCGCTACAGCACCGGCGAGCGCTTCGCCCGCCTTGGCATCAAGGTCAAGGACTGGCGCGACAAGCCCAACGGCACGATCCTCGTGATCCCTCAGAGTGACGATTTCATGAAGTCAACGCTTGGCCGCAAAGGCGACTGGCTCGGCGAAACGGTGGCCAAGATCAACAGCTGGGGCCTGGGTCATCGGATCCGCGTGCGGCCCTGGCAGCGCGACAAGAAACAGGCCTACATCGAACTGCACAAGGATCTCAACGACGCGGCGCTCGTGATCACGTGGAGCTCGGCCAGCGCCATCACCGCGCTCTACGAGGGTATCCCGGCGATCAGCGAGAGCGGCTCGGCCTGTGCGCTCACGGGCGGGCTGCTCGAACAGCGCGTGCGCGAGCCGCTGCGGCCCAGCCTGGCAGAACGCCAGCGTTTCCTCGAGGTGCTCGCAGACAATCAATTCACCCTCGACGAGTTCCGAGACGGCACCGCCTGGCGCTGGCTCGAGCGATCACAACCGGAGTAGCACGATGAAGATGCAGAGCAGCAACAGCCTCGACATCCCGCAGAAGGACCAGCCGCGGCAGAGCTCTCCGGTGCCCAAGGCCACCGGCAACATGCCGCGCACCGCGCCCAAGAGCGGCAAGACCAAGCCCAAGATCGTGCCCAAGGGCAACGGCACACCGCCGAAGGGGCTGCGCTGATGTCCTCCGCAGCACTCACCAGCCGCGCCAAGCCGTGGTTCGACATGAAGCGCGGCACCTACGAGCGCACCCTGGTCGACCAGCTGCGCGGCCTGCGCCCGGTGCTCGACGAGTTCCGCAGCTGGCGCGCGAAGGGAAAGCCGCTGACCGCGCTCGACGTCGGCTGTGCCGAGGGCTTGATCGCGATGGAGTGCGCGAAGGCCGGCGCGATCCAAGTGCACGGCGTCGAGCTCGTCGCGCAGCGCGTGGCCGATGCCAACCGCCTGCGCGGCTCGCTGCCCTGCTCGTTCGAGGTGGGCAACGCCTCGACGCACACGCCGTCCCGCCCCTATGACGTGCTGCTGGCCCTGTCGATCCTGCACAAGCTGCCAGACCCGAGCGCGACGCTCTACCGGCTGGTACACAACTACTGCATGCGCATGGTCGTGATCCGGCTGCCGCCAGGCCGCGGGCCGCTGGTGCTCGACCCTCGCTCGAACAACGTGCCGCACGACCTCGACGTGGTGCTGCAGGATCTGGGCTTCAACCTCGAGCACGAGGCCGAGGGGCACCTCAACGAGTGGATCGGCGTGTGGAGGGCAAAGGCATGAACGAGCTCGTCCCGCTCTACAAGCAGATGGCCGCCGACGGCGCCAGCTTCCGAGGCCTGTCGATCCTGCAGCACCGCGCGCAGATCGCGAAGCTGGTGCGCCACCACAGCGCGAAGTCGCTGCTCGACTACGGTAGCGGCGCCGGCGACGCATGGAGGCAGCCGCACCGCATGCACCGCGAGCTCGGCCTGCGCTGGTTCGACGTGACGCTGTTCGACCCCGCGTTTCCAGAGCACGACGATCGGCCCATGGGCCTGTTCGATGGCGTGCTCTGCAGCGACGTGCTCGAGCACATCCCGGAGGAGGACGTCGACGTTGTCGTCGCGACGCTGTTCCAGCACGCGCGGCGTTTCATGTGGGCATCGGTGTGCTGCCGGCCTGCAAAGAAGTTCTTTCCCGATGGCGAGACGAACCTACACGTCACCCAGCGCCCGCTGCAGTGGTGGCAGGACACGATCGAGGAGCGTCGGCCCCGCGATCGCGACGTGTCGATCTACCTTGTGGAGACGCCATAGTGGGAAGTGGAGATTGGCTTCTTGCGGCCGGCGAGGCGCGTGTCCTGCACGAGGCCACCGGCAAGGACGTCGCGATCGTGGACGCACGCGGCCGCGCGCAGTGGGTCGACCTGTGGAACGGGATCCCCTACATCCTGCCGCGCGTGGTGCCTGGCTGCGCGACGGTGCTCAACACCTCCGGCATGCGGCCCTACATCGCGATGAAGACGCCGGCCCGGTGGCGCTGGAGGCCGTACAAGCCCAAGCCGGCCGAGGTGCGATTCACGCTCGAGGAGCAGCTGCTCGCCGCGCAGCAGGCCGGGCGCGTGATGATCGAGCCCAACGTCAAGAACATCGGCCACACGAATAAGGCCTGGCTGTGGGACCGCTGGGAGGCCCTGATCGCGTCGATGCCTGACACGCAGTTCGTGCAATGCCTGCAGGGCGGCACGCGCCCGCTGGCTGGCGACAACGTGCACCACGTGCTGACGCTGACCTTTCGCGACGCCATGGCCGTACTGTCGCGATCGGTGGCGCTCGTGACGACCGAGGGCGGCCTGATGCACGCTGCGTCAGCAGTCGAAACGCCGGCCGTCGTGCTCTGGTCGGAGTACATCAGCCCCGAGATCACCGGCTACGCGATGCACACGAACCTGCGCCACGCTGGCGCGCCGTGCGGCTCGCGGCTCAACTGTCCAAGCTGCCGCAAGAGCATGGCAGCGATCACGGTCGACGAGGTCGCCCAGGCTTTGCAAGAGGTGCTGAATGCGGTACCTCAATGAAAAAGGAGCATAACGCGATGGCTAAGTTTCAAGACAGTTGGTGGTTCCCGTCCCACGAGCAGCACCTGCCCGCCTGGATGGCCAACCCGAAGGCCCGCATGATCATCAACGGCCGGCCGGCCTACCAGGGGAAAAAGCAGCTTGCCGCGATCGCCGAGTGCGGCCGCCTGGGGCGCACGCGCACTGCGATCGACGTGGGTGGGCACATCGGGCTGTGGAGCTACAACCTGGCGCGCGCCTTCACTCATGTGCATGCCTTCGAGCCGGTCGGAGCTCACCGTGCGTGCTTCGTCCGCAACGTGATGAACCCGCCGGAGAGCATGGTCTCGGCCCTCTCCACGAGGGACGTGGTCGCGTCGCAGGACAACGTCACGCTCTACCCATTCGCCCTGGGCATGCAGGAGGGCAGCGTCAGCATTCACACCGCGCCCACGAGCTCGGGCGACAGCTGGGTCAGCGGCGCCGGCGACATCCCGATGCACACGCTGGACTCGTTCAACCTCGAGAACGTCGACTTCATCAAGGTGGACACGGAAGGATTTGAGGAAAACGTACTCAGGGGTGCGGCCGAAACACTGCGCTGCTGGAAGCCCGTTCTCTGCATAGAA